AGCAGACTCTTCACGACAAGGACGGACTACACCAGTGTTAAAACCAACAGCGTAACGATCTTGGTCCACATCCCACTTACTAAAAGCCTCAGGCAAAGGATTATCTTCACTAGTCTCAACAGCATAGTAAAGTTCTTCACCATCCCAACCATGAGGTATAAGCGAAGAGAAAACAATCAAAACATACTTGCTTTCTCTATCGAGCTGTTTAGCCTCACGATCAGCTTGCCTTTTAGCAGCAGGATGCATCCGCCCAACCGGTCTCTCACGCATATCATCAGGATCGTTCCTTCCACCATTGACCTTCTTTTGGTGGTCAACGTTTTTATTCCGAAAACCGGAATTACCATGGAAGTCTTCCAACTGACTTAACGCACGATTGATTTGGGCAGCGAGCTCGCTCTCAGGGGTATCGGGATGATCTTGCTTCTTAGCTTTCTTCTTCTTCCTTCCAGCACCAGAGAAGGCAAAGAAACCAGCAGGAGTCTGAGGTAAGGTTTGGCCATTAGCGGAAAACCTAATATCCAACGGTACGTAAGAAACTTGTTGGTTAGTCAGGTTAACCCCAGTGGCAATGTATACACCACCACCGGTGTATACATAACCATCCTCAGTATCCTCGGTAAAGAAGAGAGGTTTGGGTAAAGAAGTATAGACACAATCCCAATGCCCATGCACGGAATCCACCGCGTCATCACCTAAGTCACTATTAGAAGTGTACCTGATAATAACGACTGGATCATCCATTACATACTGACGCCCACCTAGGCCTACAGGAGTCAGAATCCACTCACCATGAACCTTATGATAGATTGCTAGTAGAGCAGACTGATCTGATACCCAAGCCAAGACACGCGCGAGAGCAAAAGTCGAACCAATGTCAGACCCAGCGAAAACATCATCTCGTAGATGCACGCAAACTTCATAATCCGGATGTTCACCATACCAGGCATAAAAGATTGCAGAGACACCACAAAATGGATTTCCACCTTGATCGAAAAACTGTGTGGGGGTAAAAATCGAATTCCAGTTCTCATCAAAGAGCTCTCCAACCAAGAAACCAAATCTCGGATTGAAAACGTCTTCGGGAAAAGGATGGGATTCGACATCGACACGGAATAAGAACTCATCCATCTGGTTGATGAAATCGTCAGGTTGAACATTCCCCTGTGGTACAACCACAGCGGGTTCCTGACCTCTATCACCACCAACAACCACGGAACGGTTGTCTGGAGGTTGAGCTCCTCTCCCTAAATATGAAGAAATAATAACAGCGATGATCAGATGGTCTTCACTTCCAAGACCCCCGTTCAACACCCCCAATTGACCGAGGGACTCTGACACGCAATCAGAGCCCCATCGCCATCAATATTTCTTCGCAACAATACCTTCCCGAGCCACCTCTTGGAGCATACACCGGTTGATATTTCCATTACGATCACTAGCAGCGGCCCGGACACCACGGGACATTGCACAACTCAAGGCATCAAATCCAACAACGTCGGAATAAGAAGCCGTGAGGGATGAATTGTTCACAAGTCGGCCGAAATACTCAGCATGAACTATGAACTCGTAATAGAAAGTCTCTCCGGGAACTCCAGTAATCATAATAGCACCACAAGACCCAGAAGTGGCTGAATCAAACTGCACTTGATTCTCACTAAATGGGTACACTTTGCGAGCATTACTAGCCGTAGCACCAGGATAGTCGTAAAGATTAGGACGTGGCGGAACCCAGACTATACGAGCTTCGTTCGATTTTCCCACCGGAATAATCTCACAAGCATCCATAGTAGACATATAATCTGCTGTCCAACCATTACCTGCACCAGCATCACTATGAGGAGAACCGATTATATCAACAAAATCCGGGTCAACTATACAATAATAGTTACCAGATCTATTGAGCTCAGTTCCTGTATAGTACATGCGCAACGATACTGCTACAATTCTGGCCTCAACGTCATTGGATGTAACGGCAGATGAGTTATATGGTAAATTTTGCATATAAACGGATCTAGGAGAATAAGCGTTACCTGTTTGTAGAATGACGGAAGTTGAGTTGGAAAATTGAGCAAGGTTAAGCGAATTATAGGCTGCAGTGGTTACACCAGCACAAGCCCGATCGTTGGCCAAAGAGGGCATGCCGTACACATACCCCACACCTTGAAGCCCTATTACGCCAGTACCACGAACAAACCCGGTGACCTTATAAGAAGGGTTAGAACCAGGACGAGGAATACCTATTCCTTTTACTCGAGGATGGAAGGGATTAAGGTAAGCATTGAACCAATCGTTGGCCGCTTTACCAAGAACAATTTTATTTCCACTAACAGCACTTCTTTGATTGCTGCCAGAATCACCATTCGATAAATTGTTAGGTTTACGAACAATATTTCGCTTAGCTTTACGCTTCATGGATCGAGCCATTTTACCAGCTCCAGCAATGGCTGCTTTAGCAGCTGTCTTGCCAACCATTCCACTCAACTGTTCACGGATTATTGATCTAACCACCTCTTTAGTGGTGTTCCTAACATTACCATTACGAGACTTTGACTTGCGACCTTTTCCAGAGTAACCAGCTAAGAGTTCCTCATAACTAACGGAACCGGAAGCAGTTTCTTTACCCATTGGAATAGTATAACGAGTCAAAGCAGCAGAAGCCAAGTCAACCCCACTTGGGTTGTTATGGCGGGGATAACGTAATTGGAGAACACGTCTACCATTTGGGAGCACTCTGATACTAGATCGAAGCGCAGCATCCAATGGAGCACAGATTTGTCGGTTGTTCTCCTCCAGGTCTCCGACGATTTCGCTACCACCCCCGACCACGAGAGACCAATCTCTCGAAAGGGTAGAGCTAGGTGCTTGACCACCTTCTTTTTTATTTTCCCCAGCAGCGTCAAGAATTGCCGGGTACATGAATGAGAAGTTGCTACATAGATTGAAACTCCCTTCACCTTGCGGATCCAGTACAAACTAACGGCCATGTTACCGTTTCGTTTAAACCCGATTTAGAGGCGCGGGAAGGACATTACATCCATACGCCATCCCTCTACACACCGACTGTGTTTTAGTTTGAGGTACAACAATTTTGCCTTGCCTGTCTTGGAACAGAATACTCAGCATATAATGCTCCGTGGGGCCTCCAGCTTCCTCGCAAAGCGTTCTCCAGGATAGAGGCTGCCAACGGGTTTACGGCCAAATCACAAGTAACCATAAACGTTTCTTTCCTTCATCCGCCTAGTTAAGTTTTGTTCTTCTCTAATCCCCTATTGTATTTCCATATCGCCTAAGAGGCGCTTGCCTCACCGTTTGCTAGCCGATCAATTAAGAAAGGCATCGGTGTCCACAGGGCCAACCTGCCGGAAACCATCGCCGAATATGGGAGTGGCCGTAAGTAAGAATAGAGAAGAAGGATCAAAACTAGCCTTCAGATAATTTTACATCTACCGGAACCGGATAGTAGACAACCTCGTAAAAACGAGGGCTCCCCAACGCCTATCACAGCCAGGAAATGAATCCCAGCTCAAGGCTAACCAAGAAGAGCTCAATGACGAACCAAAGCGCCTGCGAACCAATTAAGGATACTACGCCGCTTGAAGGTTGCAAAGCAGGAGAGGCCGGTTACCACCAATCCTGGAAAAACTCACGATTCA